CCGGGAGGCGGCGCGTTTGGATATGTAGTGCCACTAACAGGCGCATCTAAATTAATTATGTTAGAAATAGAATCAGGATCAGTGTTGTATTCACCAATGCTGTACATGTTTGCTTTATTAAGGAACCTTAAATTATCATCACCAACGTCTGGGTCAACAACAGCAGGTGGTAAGTTAAACCCAGAACTTGTATCGCCAATACCACCAATATTGCCATAACTAAATTGAGATCCGGGTGGAACCGCACCGCTAAACTGAGGTGGCAAAACACCCTGCGTTAGAGCAAGAGCATCATCATAAGCCAAATCTGGACCCGCAATCTCTTTGTCTATGGTTCTATCAGGTTTGTCATCTTGCGCCTGCATAATCATACGATTCGCTGCATCAGCTTCAGCCTGTGAACCATAGGTTCTGCCATACATATCTTTATAAACAACAGGAGTAGGGGGAGCAGAAGAAGAACCACCCCCGCCTCCGCCGCCCCCGCCGCCTCCGCCGCCAAGGGAACCTGCAGAACCTGCACCTAAAGATGTCGTAGAGCCACCACCATCACCCGCGTTGGGATTGTTAAAATCTTGAACGTCATCATCATCATCATCATCATCGTCATCGCCGCCTGTGTAATTAGTAGTAATAGGTTTGTAACCACTGTCAAAATTACTTGAACCCGTGCCAGTAGTGTATCCAGACCCCATACCCGCACTATATTCAGACGGTGGATAACTCGGTATGCCACCCGGACCCGCAATTCCAGAACCGCCAAAGCTACGCAATAACGCCTCTTCGTCCTGATTAATGTAAGATAACATATGTGGCTGACCCGCAATGCTAGTCTGTCTCGGAACAGAGCCGCCTTGAGCCATGCCCTCAACCTGCTTATCCAACAAAGAACCATATGTAGGATCACCAAGATAATCAAAAATATCTATGCTAACAGGCGCAGCAGGTAAATTAATTGCACCAATCGGACTAACAGCAGTCATTGTCGGACCCGCAGTTGTCGTAATCTGACCTGTCACTGGATTTTGAACAAACTGAGATGTCCTCTCAGGTATATTAATGTTCGGACCAAACAAAGAGGCCGTATCAGCTCCAGTGCCAGAAGAACCAATATCCCCTGTCATCTGACCAGAACCTGTAGAACCACTTGAACCTGTAGAACCTGTATAAGCAGATCCACCAGAAGAAACAGATTGATTGTTACTGCGCTGAAGATCAGAATAATCTACTAAAAAATTATTTGAACCCTGTACGTCAAATTCAATACCCTTGTTCTTGAACATTTGAGCATACTGACTGTCCATATCAACACCAGCAGCCGTCAAAGCCTGATTAATATCAGCCTGAGTCAAACCAAAATTAGCCGCACGGTCAGGAGCCATACCTGTTATAGGCGCACCACGCTCATCAGTTAAAAAAACTGATCTCCCAAGAACCTTAAAATTATAACCACTGTCACCAAGAACACCACTGCTACCCGAGCCGGGAACACTCGACTGACCTGTGCCAGTAGATAAACTTGCAGCATCACCTCCCGTGTACATTTGACGAGTCGCCTCACGAGCAGCAGCTATCGGATTGTTAGATGACATAATCTTATTCCAATCTCGAACATCAACATTGGAACCAACAGAGCCAGATAAAATATCAATAGCCGTACTAACATCAGCACCAGTCGCACCCATAAACTCAGCAAGATTAGGTTTATTACCAGTAGCATACTGATTCACATTCGTAGGAGTACCACCATTATTCATATACTGAACAGGACCACCATCATCATATCCAAAAATATCTACCTCACCACCCATCGCCATAGGGCGCGGAGTCGGCGTCCTCATCATAGGAATGCCCGGAGCTACCATGCGCTGTTGCGGCATCATCTGAGGTGGCATCGGTAACGGACGCCTCTGAGGAACCATACCGCCAAGACCCTGATTGCGACTCAACATGCCCTCTAATGAGTCACCAAAACGCTTTCGCCTTGGTGCATTTGAACCTTGCTGTTGCATCTGAGGCATAGGCTGTTGCGCCATCGGGGGTTGCGCGGGGGGAGGCGGCATACCCGCCAATGGCATGGGTGGCATGGGAGCAAACGGATTGCGCATAGGCGCACCACCCATCGGTGGCATTCCACCCATAGGCTGCATCGGGGCAGGCATTCCGGGTACTGGTGGGGGGTTAAATCCAGTTTTAACTGCTACCATGGGTAAACTCTCCTAAACGAACTTACCGTGCATCCTAACAGCTACAATCAATTTAATCAACAATCTCTAGTATACCATTTTTTATCATGCTTTTTGCCAAAGAATGACGGTCACTCCAACAATAATGCTTGCGGTTGTAATCACACATCTCAGCAGCCAATCTACGCAAAAATTTAGGCTCACTCTCGCCGCCTAAAAAATGCCGCCCCTGTAAAATAGGGACAATCTCCGCAGCAGTCTGACCCTCAAATTCAAAATTATCATCATACTTCAACCTAAACGTTGGCATATACCCACTCCTATTGCTAACCTTTAGTATGTTATGGGATGGTATAGGGTACCTGTCAAGGGGGTAGGGTACCTAAAAGGTTTTTGTAGGTGGTTGTAGGTGGAAAACTTGGTGTAAGCTGCTGACCGACGCGATTGCAAAAAAGGGGGGGGACGTACAGCCCCATAGCCCGATCCTGAACACTTGTTCGGATTGCTTAGGGTACCTACGGAAAAAAGAAAAGGCCGCATTAAGCGGCCTCGTCCGTTGATGTGTGGTATATTATTGGTTGGATCGAGATAGCTTTTCGATGCGATCTTGCCACCATGCAAAATGATCGTCATTGATACCCGCCCAAACACTTGGGATACCAATTCTATTTTCAGGCATTAGGACAGCGCCCTGTGCTTGCGTTTCAAAGCTTTCCAAAACTTGGTATCTGGTATGATCTGTGCCATCACCATAGGTGGCACCATTAGCTTGCTGAGTGTGAGTTATAACAGCAGCTTGACCCACTTCTTCGTGGCCGCGTATTTCACTAACAGCAGCCCTTACACGTTGTTCGCTGCAACCTGTCGCGTCCATAATTGCGCGAGTTGTTGCACCATCTGGTGTTCGCATCATTCGGTATTGAACACCAATTCTGGATAGACGGCGAAAAGGGTCAACTGGTGTATTGTGGACAATTGTTCGGTTGCCACCATTTTCAATTCTGTTTTCGATTGTATGTGCAAACAAGTTAAGAATAAATTCCACCCAACGACGGATCTTAGTTGCATCGGTTGTGCCACCATGCTGTCGAAATTCAATCGTGCCTTTGCCCCATGTTTCAAGAGTAATTGCTGAAAACTTAGAATTATAGTTGATATCAGCGCGACGCAATGCGGCGGCCAATTGTTGCCTGTCACTAGCTGCTTTAATATCATCAAGAACAATGCCAATGGGGCTGCAATATCTGTTATTGCGTCGTGAAAAATAATTCATGCTATCAAGAACAGCTTGCTGATAAGAACAACGAAAAGTAACATCGCGGTATATTTCAAATTCCATCGGATCTTGATGATCTAAATGGTATCTTTCGCCAGTTGTGCCAAATGCTTCAATTGATTTGCGGCAATATTCATCTGGGTCAACGCCGTCGTTTAGAAAAGCATTGCCAACGTGGACGTGTAGACCACAGCCAGTATTGATTAGCCTATTGCTGTCACCAAGCCTATCGGTGCCAATGTCATTCATAGCTCTGGTAAGGTTTGAGAGAAATTCCCACGCCGTGTCGCATGGTGCCAATGGGCAAGTAACTATTTCAGCATCAACGCGGCCAGATCCATCATCAACTGATTTAA